AGGGGGGAACCCCCCTATAGCTATTACCTCCCCTAGATAGATAGGTTGGTGTGTTTGAGAGTGACAATCACCCCAAAAAACGTTATGAAGGACTTTAAAAAAATTTTTTAAAAAATGGAAACATCTTCTACTCTAGATAGCTTAGATACACAGACTTTAAAATATCTTCTAAAAAACGCAGTTTCTGAAAAACAAGAAAAGACCCAAGCAGATTTTTTAAAATTTGTAAAAACAGTTTGGCCAGAATTTGTTGAAGGTAAGCACCACAAAATTTATGCAGAAAAATTAAATCGTATTGCAAACGGTGAGCTTAAAAGACTTATTGTTAATATGCCACCAAGACACACAAAGTCAGAATTTGCGTCGCATTTATTTCCGGCATTTTATATGGGCCGTCATCCTAAAGCCAAGCTTATACAAACTACGCACACAGGAGAACTTGCAATCAGGTTTGGACGTAAGGCAAAAAATTTGATAGAGTCAGATGAATATGCCTCAGTATTTCCAGATGTTAAATTGGCAGCCGATTCGAAAGCTGCTGGACGTTGGGAGTCAAATCATAAAGGTGAGTACTTTGCTGCTGGTGTCGGTGGTGCTATTACCGGTCGTGGCGCCGATTTACTTATTATTGATGATCCCCACTCGGAGCAAGATGCTCTTTCTCCTCATGTTCTTGATGCTCATTATGAGTGGTACACTTCTGGGCCAAGACAACGTTTACAACCTGGCGGCTCGATTGTAGTAGTCATGACCCGTTGGTCCATTAAGGATCTAACAGGACGCTTGCTCCAAGCACAAGGTAAAGACACAATGTCAGACAAATGGGAAATTGTCGAATTCCCTGCTGTTATAAATGATAAACCTATGTGGGGTAATTTTTGGACCATGGATGGTCTTATGGGAGTTAAAGCCTCGATCCCTGTTTCAAAATGGAATGCACAATGGATGCAGAATCCCGTGGCCGAGGAGGGTGCACTTATAAAACGTGAGTGGTGGCAGATATGGGATAAGGAAGAAACACCACAACTACAGTATATTATACAATCATACGATACAGCTTTCTCTAAGAAAGAAACAGCTGATTACTCAGCGATTACAACGTGGGGGATATTTTCTCCTGATGATGACGGAAAACCAGCTTTAATTTTACTAGACGCGAAACGAGGCCGATGGAACTTTCCAGAGCTTAAAAAAATTGCGATGGAGGAATATGAGTACTGGGAACCGGAACAAATTATTATTGAAGCAAAGGCTACAGGAACACCATTAACTCATGAGTTGCAAAAGATGGGAATACCTGTTATAAATTTTACTCCTTCGAAGGGTAATGACAAGCACTCGAGGGTAAACAGTGTAGCTCCGCTTTTTGAGTCGGGGATGGTTTGGGCGCCGGAAAAACAATTTGCCGAAGAAGTCATTGAAGAATGCGCAGCATTCCCATTTGGTGATTATGATGACTTTGTTGATTCGACAACGCAAGCGCTCATGAAATACCGTCAAGGCTACTACGTAGAACTTAAAGATGACTTTCGTGATGAGGGCGAAGGTCCAATAGGCATGAGGGAATACTACTAATGGAATCACACGGAATTTTATCACGCTACATGCGACCGGGTTATGCACGCGGTGCTTATATTCAAGAAAAAAAAGTAGGTGATAAATTAGATAAAGAATTTGAAATGAAAAAAAGAAATTTTTTTACCGATGATTTAGATGGGCAAAATTATAATGAATCTGGTAAAAATCCAGTTAATGCTTTATTTTACTGGGATGAAGATGATCAAGATTGGTATTATGAAGAAGATTCTACAAAATTAGATTTAGATAAAATAAATAATCAAGATCAATGGATTTTTAGATTAAATGACGAAGGATCATATGCACCTTTGCCATTTGATAATTTTATGCAAGAAACAGATTTTTTATTTTATGATGATAGAAAAGATTACCAAGCTGAAAAAAAGAAACAACAATACCAAGGTTATTATGATACAGCAAAAGGTTTAGCTTATTTAGGAAAAAATTATATTCAAGGACAAGATTTAAAGGACGATGTATCCTGGGCTGATACATTAAAAGAATATGGTAAAGCCACTGGAAGAACATTTTTAGGTGGTGCAAAAGTCTTACCAGAAGCGGTAGCTTCTATTTATCGTTTTGTAAATCCTTTTGAAACTTTAGGTGGTGTAGGTCCTATTGATAGTTTTACAAAAGACGATTACAAACTTGAGGATGAATATTATATTCCTTACTATTCAGATTTTTTAGGTGGTAAAGATAAAGCAGGACAAGGTGTATTTCCAGAATGGTTAAAATCTGATAACTCTTTATATAAAACAGGTGAATTTGATGAAATGATTGCAGAAGCAAATTCAGATGATGACCCAACTAATGATTTACTAACAAGAGATAAATTTAGTGAACAACTAGGAGCAGTAGGATTAGGAAATGCATTGACTCTTGTGGGTGGTCTTACAGGACCTGCAAGAAATACTTCTAAACTATTACACTTAAATAGATTAAATCAAGCTATTAATAATAGCCCTAATTTAAAACGATTAGATAATCCTATTAATCAGTTAGGAGCTGCAGTTGGTTTAGATCTTGTTCAAGATCAATTGCCTGCTAAAAATAGAAATTAAATGAGTTTACTCTCACTTATAAACAAAGGTAAAAAACTTTCTAAACTTGCTAAAGATGCAAGAGTAAAACGACCAGGTGTTGGAAGTGGTATTCCTGGTGAAGGAACAAAAAGAGGTTTAACTAAACAAGAAGTATCTAATAATGCACAACGAAAAGCAATTCTTGATCATTTAAAACCAATTTATGATAAAGCTATTAAAAAAGAAGGTAAAGCTATTTTACCTAATCATTGGAAAAGTAAAGAATTAGATGCAATTGTATCAAAACATCCAGACTTATTTCCTGATGGATTAACATCAGGCAGAATGCATGATATATTACAAGGTAGTAAGTCAGGAAAAGGAAAAGTTAATTGGGTTTTTAATACAGTATCTAAAAAAACAAAAAAAGGTGATCCAGCAGAACAATTATTAAAAAATCTTCTTCCACAATATGCAGATGAATCAATTAATACTATAGATAAACAATACATGGTGGATGTTTGGAGATCACGTCCAGCAGATTTTAGAACAGGTAACTTTAATAAAGATGTTCCAGCGTTTTTAACATTTTTAAGAAAACAAGAATTTTTTAATCCTCAAAACAAAAATACTTATTTTAAATCCCAAGTTGAATATGATGATTATGCTTTAAAAAGAATTAATCAACCAAAGGATGAATCTGGTAAAGTAACGATGCATTTAGCACATGATGTACCAGACTTAGTTCCAGAAGG